GTCACGCAGAGATTTTTTTCAATGAAATGAAGAAGATGGAACCAGAACCGCACGTAAGACCAAAGCTGAAGCGCAAACCGGAACAGTACCAGCGCGGTCGACCGCCAGCCCTACAGGTCATCACCGAGGAACAACTCAGCGGTGGACTGTTGCCGCTGGATTACATGCTCGCCGTTATCCGTGACCCAAATGCCTCACAACTACGGCGAGACAAGATGGCGATTGCGGCGGCACCCTATTGCCATGCCCGCAAGACCGATGAGGCACCCATGGGCAAGAAGGACCAGCGGGCCGAGGCGGCGGCGACGGCTGGCGGGACCGGAACTGAGTGGTCCGACGACCTCGAGGTCAATCAGGTCAACTGATGCGGTTGGAAATCACCGACGATTGCTGTGCGACGGCGCGGCGGCTGATTGCCGACGGCCTTGATCCCAGCGAAATGTTGGAATTCTGCCGCGGTGAGGTGGTCAGCCTGCGCGGGACGGCGCGGGCGTTTGCCTCCCGACAACTGCAGGAAACAGCCGAGGGTGGTCCCCGGCATGTCGCTTACGATCCCCTCCAAGCCGAACGATTGGTGCAACTCAGGACCAACCGTCGGCGGCCCATGCGTTAAAACCGGCCCCCCTTGCTCCACCTAACCCCCGTCCTTGAAAACGAACGAGCCACCCTGCCTGAGGCTGGGCCGTCCATTGGCGTCGAGGACTGGGACACGAGCTGCCTGGACTGGGAGGAGCGTATCCTGGACGGCCGCAGCCTGGTGCCGGAACTGCCGCTGTACGAGGGCGAGGCGGCCAAGGCGCTGCGCTGCTTCAAAAGGTTAAGGCTACCGGACGTGATCGGGACGCCGCGGTTGGGTGAGGTCTGCGGTCCCTGGTTCTTCCCGATCGTGGCGGCGCTGTTCGGGAGCTACGACCGGGCCGCCAATGTTCGTCGGATTTCTGAGGTCTTCCAGCTAATCCCTAAGGGCAACAGCAAGAGCACGAATGGCGGCGCGGTGATGCTGACCGCGCTGATCATCAACCCGCGACCCTCCGCGGAATTTTTGTTCGTCGCCCCCACAATCGAGATTGCCAGCATCGCGTATCGGCAAGCGAAAGGCACCATCCGGCTCGATCCCGAGCTCAGCAAGATCCTGCATGTGCAGGATCACATCCGAAAGATCACGCACCGGCAGACCGGCGCGAGCCTGCAGATCAAGGCCGCGGATACCGATGTGATCACCGGCTCGCTGGCGCTGGGCACCATGATCGACGAGACCCATGTGTTTGCGAAACGAGCGAACGCGGCCGAAATCTTCATCGAGTTGCGCGGTGCGCTGACGAAAAGAACGGATGGTTTCCTGTTCCAGACCACGACGCAGAGCAAGCAACCGCCGTCGGGCGTGTTCGCGTCCGAGCTGGCGATGGCGCGCGCGGTGCGGGACGGCAAGACGCGCATGCCGCTGCTGCCGGTGCTGTACGAACTGCCGGATCGGCTGGCGCGCGACGGCGGCTGGAAGGAGCGCAAATACTGGCCGCTGGTCAACCCGAACCTGGGGCGCTCGACCAACGAGGGCTTCCTGGCGCGCGAGATTGTGCGGGCCGAGGCTGATGGGCCGGCGGCGGTCGCACTTATAGCCTCCCAACATTTTAATATTCAAATCGGCATGAGTTTGCGCGCCGACGGCTGGGCCGGCGCCAACCACTGGAGCCGCGGCACCGAGGACGGACTGACGCTCGAATCGGTGCTCGAGCGTTCGGAAGCGGTGGTGGTCGGCATCGACGGCGGCGGGCTTGACGATCTGCTCGGCATTGCCGTGGTCGGACGCGAGAAGGACACCAAGACGCATCTGGCGTGGATGCATGCGCTGATCTCGCCGGAAGGGCTCGAGCGACGAAAAGCTAATACCGGGTTTTACGAAAGGTTTCAGGCCGACGGCGACTTAACCGTGGTCGAGGAATTGCCGGATGACATTTCGTATGTCACGGACATCGTGGAAAAAGTTAAAGGCACGAAAAAACTTGCCGGTGTCGGCGTGGACGCGATCGGGATCGGCGGCATTGTCGACGCCCTCGCAAAAATCGGCGTTACGCAAGAGGACAAGCTTCTCGTCGGCATCCGCCAAGGCATCTCGCTGATGGGCGCAATTAAGACCGTCGAACGCAAACTGGTGGACGGTTCGTTCAAGCACGGCGGTCAGGCGCTGATGACGTGGTGCGCCGGCAACGCGCGCATCGTGCCGACGCCGACCGGGATGCGGATTGCGCGTGATGATTCGGGTTATGGCAAGATCGACCCATTAATGGCCTGCTTTAACGCAACTGCATTGATGGCACTTAACCCGACGCCGCAGAAGCGGCCGGAAGTCCGATTGTTTTTCGCCTGACAAAAACGCCGTGAGAGCATGACGATCGGGGGGCTGACTCACGCTCTCACGATCATGCCACCGCGCGGTTGTTATCGCTGTGGTTGCGGCGGCTGATTGGGGTTCGGTTTACCCGGATTAGGGTTCTGCGGATTCGGCTTTGGATCATCCTGCGGATTGTTGGGGTCGTTTCCCATCACGTCACCTGTTCTAGCCCACCTGTGCCGTATCAAGTCGGCAGCGCCTAGCATGTTCCACTGAAGGGCAACGATCATGCTCAACCGAGCCTATTCGCTATTGACGGTTAAGGCCGTCGACGAGGACGCGCGGGTCATCACCGGCATGGCATCGACGCCGACGCCGGATCGGCTGGAGGATGTGGTCGAGCCGACCGGTGCGCAGTTCAATCTGCCGATGCCGCTGCTGTTTCACCATGACTCCGAGCAGCCGATCGGCCACGTCACTCGCGCCAAGGTCACCAAAGCCGGCATCGAGATTGTCGCGAAGATCAAACGCATTCTAGAACCAGGACGGTTAAAGGATCGCCTCGACGAAGCCTGGCAATCGCTCAAGGGCACCCCGAACGATCCGCCGCTTATCAATGGCCTCTCGATCGGGTTCAAGCCGATCGAGCATGAGTTCATTAAAGAGACGAAGGGAATCCGTTTCATCAAATGGGACTTTCTGGAGCTTTCGGCCGTAACGATTCCGGCCAACTCTGAATGCACCATCGCCACCGTGAAATCGATCGACACTGCGCAGCGGGCCGCGTCCGGCCAAGCAAAGCCGCGTCGTGTCGTTCATCTCAACCCACCCGGCGCCTCGGGACATCCTCAACGGAAGTCCACCCAGGAGGGTGTAGATATGAAAACCATTGCAGAGCAGATCACTGCGCTTGAAGCCAAGCGCACCGCCAGTGCGGCGCGCATGGAAGCCGTGATGCAGAAGACTCTCGACGAGGATCGCACCTCGGACGCGGCCGAACAGGAAGAGTTTGACTCGCTGCAAGGCACGGTCGAGGCGCTCGACAAGGATCTGGTGCGGCTACGCCAGGTCGAGAAGACCAAGGCGCTGGCGGCCAAGCCGGTCATCAAGGCCGAGACGGCCGACGATGGCGCCGCGATGCGTGGCGGCAGCATCGTCGTGCGGACGCCCCCGAAACTGGGACCGGCCATCGGCTTTGTGCAGAAGATTCGTGCCGAGTTCCTGTCGCATCGGCAGTATCGCCCCGCCAAAGATATTGCTGCGGAACTGTATGGCCCGGATAGTCCAGTGACAATGGAGCTCATGACCAAGGCCAACGTGCTGGCGGGCGCGACAGTCAGCGGCAACTGGGCAGCGAATCTCGTTAGCCCCGAGGGCGCCATGGCACAAGACTTCATCGAGTGGCTGCGCCCGCAAACGATCCTCGGTCGCTTCGGGACCGGTGGCGTTCCGTCGATGCGCTCGGTCATGTTCAACGTGCCGATGGTGCAGCAAACCGCGGGCGGTGCCGGCTATTGGGTCGGCGAGGGCAAGGCAAAACCGCTGACCTCGTTTAACTTCGCGCGCCTCACGCTGCCTCCGCTCAAGGTCGCCAACATCTGTGTGCTGACAATGGAATCGATGCGATTCTCGTCACCCAAGTCCGACACGATTGTTCGCGATCAGTTGGCCGCCGCACTGAAGGAACGCTTGGACCTCGACTTCATCACACCGTCGAAGACGGCGGTGGCTGGAGTCTCGCCGGCCTCGGTCACCAACGGTGCTCCCAGCATTGTGTCGTCGGGTGATGATGCCGACGCGGTTCGACTCGATATCCGATCCCTCATCGCAAAATACATGGCGGCCAACAATCCGCCGACCAGCGGTGTCTTCATCATGGGATCGACCGTTGCGGCGGCCTTGACCTCGATGACGAATCCGCTCGGGCAATCGGAATTCGCCGGCATGACCATGACCGGCGGCGTGCTGTTCGGCTTCCCGGTGATCGCCAGCGATTACGTGCCGGCGGCCGTTGTCGTGCTGATCAATGCTTCGGACATCTATCTGGCGGACGATGGTGAGATCACGATCGATTCCAGCAACGAGGCATCGCTCGAAATGTCCGATGCGCCGACAGGCTCATCGATCACACCGACCGCAACGCAGCTCGTCTCGATGTACCAAACGAACTCGGTTGCGATTCGTGCTGAGAGGGTAATTAACTGGATGCGCCGCCGCACGCAGTCGGTTGCGTATCTCACCAGCGCCGATTGGGGCGGCCCCGTCCACACCGCCTAAGCCTCTTCGCTGCCTGGAGGCGGGCGGGCCTTCGTCCGCCTCCTTTTTTCGGAGATGATGCCGATGAAAATGCGCTCCCTGATGGCGATCAAGCCGCACAAGTACGGCACCCGGCACTTGACCGCCGGCGAGGAATACGAGGTGCCGGTGCGGCATGCGATCGCGCTGGTCGCGGGCAGGAAGGCGAAGTTTGTACCGGACAAGCCGGTGCGCGCAGCAAAGGTCGAGCAAAAATTCGTATCTGATTCCGACGATAGCATTGGCGGTCCTGCAACGACGGAGGCGGCCATCGACAGCCTGCGTGTGGAAGCCACGCAGCTCGGCATCGACGTCGACGGGCGCTGGGGCGTGGCCCGGCTGCAGCACGAGATTGCACAGGCAAAATCCTGATGAGGATCTTCGGTCTGCCGATCCCATTCACCGGCGAGAAGCGCAAGGCGCTAAACTCGCTGCCGACGGATCGCGGCGGCTGGTATCCACTGATCCGCGAGCCATTCAGCGGCGCCTGGCAGCGCAACATGGAGATCAATGTCGATACCGCATCGTCGTTTCATGCCGACTTTGCGTGCAAGACGCTGATCGCCCGCGACATTGCCAAGCTGCGGGTGAAGCTGGTCGAGAGAGATAAGAACGACATCTGGTCGGAGACGACAAACCCAGCCTTCAGCCCGGTGCTGCGGCGGCCCAATGATTATCAAACCCGGAATCAGTTCTGGGAAAGCTGGGTGCTCTCGAAACTCTCGCGCGGCAATACCTATGTGCTCAAGGTGCGCGATAATCGCCAGGTGGTGACCGCCCTGCATGTGCTCGATCCGACGCGGGTGCAGCCGCTGGTCGCCGACGATGGCAGCGTGTTCTACCGCTTGAGCAGCGACAACCTCGCCGACATCGACGACATCATCGTGCCGGCGCGCGAGATCATCCACGATCGCTTTAACTGTTTGTTTCACCCACTGGTCGGTACGCCGCCGGTGTTTGCCTCGGGGCTATCCTCGATGCTCGGCATCAATGCGCAGAAGACATCCGCGCTGCTGTTCGAGAATGCCTCGGTGCCCGGTGGTCTGCTTATTGCACCCGGCGACATCAGTGATGTCGAGGAAAAGCGCATCAAGGAGGAATGGGAACAGCGGTTCTCGCGGCGCAATCTCGGTCGCGTCGCCGTCCTCAGCGGCGGCATGAAGTACGAGAAGATGGCGATGACCAACGTCGAAGGACAGATGATCGAGCAGTTGAAATGGTCGGCCGAGGTGGTCTGCAGCGTCTACCATGTGCCGCCCTACAAGGTCGGCGTCGGCGTGCTGCCGACCTACAATAACGTGCAAGCTTTAAACGTCGAGTATTACTCGCAAGCGCTGCAGTCGCACATCGAGGAAATGGAGGAGCTGCTCGACGCGGCACTCAGCATCGGTGTCGGCGAAGGTCTCGGCACCGAGTTCGATACCGACAACCTGCTGCGCATGGATACCGTCACCCAGGTCACCGCCATTCGCGATGCGGTCGGCGCCGGCGTCATGTCGCCGAACGAAGGCCGCGGCAAGCTCGACCTCAAGCCGGTCGCCGGCGGTGAAACTCCATACTTGCAGGAACAGAACTGGGCATTGTCAGACTTGGCAAAACGCGGCACGCCAACGCGGCCGGTAACGCAACCGGCACCAATGCCTCCACCACAGGATGCGGAGGCAGCGCCGGCACCAAAGCCCACTCCCGCCAAGGACATCGCGCAGCAATTCACGCGGGCATTGCAGGCCATACATCGCGAGGCCGCATGATGGATGACAACGACATCACCGAACTGGCAAAGGGCATGGTGCCGTTCGTGCGCGAATGCGTCGCCGAGGCCGTTACCAAGATCGCGCTGCCGCCCGAGCTCGCCGGACAAGTCGCGAGCGCGGTGCGCCTGCTGCACGAGTCGCCGCCGCTCGAGCAACGAGAGCCCGGCAACTCGTAAATGTCGCAGCAGATTATCAACATCGACGAACTGCCGCCCAATGATGAGATCCGTATCTCGTTCGACAAGTGCAATAAGAATTTTACCGAGCTTTATGAGGACGTCGACGAGCTAAACGATCGCATCGATCGCATTCCAATCGCGCCCGGTGGAGGCGGCGGGAGCAGCGGAAGCGGCAATGGTGACGGGGAGCAAGGCCCGCCGGGACCGCCAGGACCAGAAGGGCCGCCGGGCCCGCAAGGCGATCCCGGCCCGACAGGGGCGACCGGATCACCGGGACCGAAGGGCGATCAAGGCGACACCGGCCCGCAAGGCCCGACCGGCGCCACCGGCGCGCAAGGGGTGCCCGGCGCGACCGGCGCGCAAGGGCCGCCCGGAACAGCCGGAATACAGGGACCGCAGGGTGATGAAGGGCCGCAAGGTCCGCCTGGTGTTGTTTCGGCGAGCGCGCCGTTATCGTTCAATTCCGGCACCGGCGCGCTATCAATCGATCTCTCGGCCTATCAACCGCTCGACGGCGATCTGACCGCGATCGCGGCGTTGACCGGCACCAACGTCATCTATTACCGATCGGCGGCCAACACCTGGGCCGCGGTCACGATCGGCGCCAACCTGACATTCAGCGGCGGCACATTGGCGGCGAGTGCCGGCGCGCCAGTCGGTGCGGAGTACATCACCTCGACGGCCGATGCGACGCTGACCAGCGAGCGGGTGCTGACCGACACCGCGACGGTGACGTGGGATCGCACGACCGCGGGACAGATCAAGGCAAATGTCGCCGGAGGGGGAACCTCCGCGCCGCAAGGACGGCTGACGCTGCAGTCAAGCGTGCCGGTGATGACGACGACGCAGTCGGCGAAAACGACGATTTATTACACGCCATATGTCGGCATCCAAATCCCGATCATCGACAGCACCAGCTTCGTGATGACGGCGTTCGCCGAAATCTCGGTTGCGACTACGGACACCTCGAAGAATCCGGCAGCGATCGGCGCAAGCAAAGTCAACGACTGGTTCGTGTGGAATGATGGTGGGACATTACGATTGACGCACGGCCCGGACTGGACCAACGACACCACACGATCGGCGGCGCTGAATTACATCTCGGGTCTTTGGACCAATAGCTCGACCATTACCAATGGTCCGGCGACCAATCGTGGCACCTATGTCGGCACCACGCGCAGCAATGCATCGTCGCAGCTAGATTGGAAATACGGCACGGCGGCAAATCCTCCTGGCGAAACCTGGTTCGGCGTTTGGAACGCCTACAATCGCGTGGACGTGGCGGGGTTTTGTGGCGATACGACCAGCAACTGGACCTCCAGCAATGTTACGCCTCATTGCGCCAATGCCGCCGGTTCTGCAAGCGGCCTGACATATCGGGCAAGTTTTATCGTTGGTCTACAGGAAGACAGCCTGCTTGGAGTGTATTCGTCGCACGCTGCTTTGAGCGCCACTAATGGCGGCACGATTGGTATCGGTTATGACTCGACCTCGGTGTTCTCCACCAGCGGCAGCGCGCAGGCCGCAAGCACCTCGCTGCAATCGGCAGTAACGGCACAGATTGCGATCACACCGGCGGCCGGCTGGCATTTCATGCAGGCGCTGGAGGCGGCAACTACGGCCGGTACGGCTGCATTTTACGGCTCTTTCCAGCAATCTCTGTCCAAATTATTTCTCGGTTACCGGATGTAGCGCATGGACGCGATCACGCTGCACGACGCCATCGCCGAAGTCTCGCCTGTCACCAGCACAACGGTCGGCAATGCCGATGATCGCGCGACTTGGGCCTGGGTGCCGGGAGCCAATGCGACACAGCCGCAGATCGACGCCGGCAATAATGTCATCGCCACCATTCCGATTGCGATCAAGGCAACACTTGCGAGCAGCGAGTTCATTGGTCGGTTTACTAACGCAGAGTATCGCGCAGCGACCGCAACCACTTGGCGGCAAACCGGGGGCAACGCCAAGAATTGGGATGTCGTGGCGTTCGATCCGGTCATCAATATGAACAAGAAAAAAGTGACGACGCTAAAAACATCGCTCGTTGCTGACGGCATCCTGACGCAAGCCCGCGCCGACGAGATTTTCAGTTAGGACGCAAAGCGATGATCCCCGCTCCGCAATATACGCTGATCGAAGGGTTCGGCGTTTGCCTGGCCATGTGCCAGCGCGCCTTGGCCGAGGTGCGGGCACTGGCGCGCTTGCCGGGACCGCCGGGCGACACCGGGCCGGAAGGCAAGCCTGGGCAGCAGGGCGAGCCCGGCGAGAAGGGCGAGCGCGGCGAACCTGGCGCCATGGGACCGGCCGGCCTCGAGGGCAAGACCGGCGAGCGTGGCCAGAAGGGCGAGCCCGGCCGCAATGCCGCCGACCTGACCTATCTGCAGGACTATGCCGCCGAGCAAGTTAGCCGCGCCGTCAAGACCTCCACCATCACCTCGCCGGACGGTGGCCGCACGTTGCGCTGGGCCGTCGGCGACACCGTGCATGAGATCAAGACCGCGATCGTGCTCGATGCCGGGGTATGGAAGGAAGGCACGACCTATGTCCCCGGCGATGGCGTCACCCTTGGCGGCTCGTTCTTCATCGCCCAGGCCGAGACATCAGCCAAGCCCGGCAAGTCGGACGACTGGCGTCTCGCCGTCAAGCGCGGCAGCGACGGGCGCGACGCGCGGTCGGACGAGAAACGCGCGCTCGAGCCGCTCAGGTTGAAATAATGCATTCCATTCTCGAAATTCTCAGCGAGGCGACCGACAGCGCCGGGCCTGACCTGATCAGCCTCGCCGACCTCAAGCTCGCGCTCGAGATCGAGGGCACGACGGAAGACGCCGCGTTGCAGGCCGCCATCACCATGCAATCACGCCTCATTGCGGAGTATTGCAACCGCCGCTTCGGCCTGGCCGAGGCGCTGGAGACCTTCACCTTCGATCGCAACGAGAACCTGCTGCCGCGGCAGGCGCTGACGCTGTCGCTTTATCCGGTGGTCGAGATCGCCGAGGTCTCGGCCGCGGGCGCCACCGCCGCTGACTACGACTTCGATCCCGCCAGCGGCCGGCTGTGGACCAGCGGATGCTGGGCCGAGACCGTGGTCGCCGTGCTCTACTCGGGCGGCTACGACTTGCCGGAACAGGCACCGGCCCGGCTGCAGCAGGCGATCATCCAGGCCGTAAACGAGGGGCGCACCTCCGGCACGCGTGATCCCAGCATCCGCGAGGTGCAGCACGGCGATACCCGCGTGTCCTATTTCACGCCGTCGCTGTCGACCGCGTCATCGGGCTATCTGTCCGCGATCGTGACTGACCTGATCCAACCCTACCGGCGCCTCTATGTCGCATGAGTTTGCATTCTGGTCGGTGCCGCGCGAATGGCCGGGCGAGACCGTGTTCATCGTCGGCGGCGGGCCATCGGTGCTCGGGCTCGAGCTCGAGGCGCTGCGCGGCCGCCGCGTGATCGCGATCAATTCCAGCGTGTACAAGCTGCCGTGGGCGGACATCCTCTATTTCGGCGACTGGCGCTGGTGGAACGAGCCGCACAACCGGGCGGCGGTTGCGAGCTTCCGCGGCCGTGTCGTCACCACCTCGCGCATGGTGTCGGAGGACAAGAAGGTGCTGGTCTGCCGCGCCGCCAAGCCGCCGGGGCTGGCGCAGCAGCATGACAGCCTGATGCAGAAATGGACCTCGCTGACAGCGGCGACCAACCTGGCGGCGCATCTGATCGGGCCGGGCGGCACCATCGTCTGGCTCGGCGCCGACGGCAAACTGGCCGCCGACGGCCGCAGCCATCATCACCCGCCGCACCGCTGGCCGCACCGGGCCGGCTGTTACGACAAGCAGCACGCGGACCTAGTCACCATCGTGCCGTCGCTGCGGGCGCTCAAGATAGCGGCGTTCAATGCCTCGCCGGGGACGGCATGGGGCGACCTGCTTCCGGTTATCAGCCTGCAGGACGTGCTGGGTGAACGTCTCGCCGCCTAAGCCGGTCCTGATCCGCGGTATGTATGGACTCGGTGACAACGTATACCAGCGCCCGTTCGTGCGCGCGGCCGCGGCGCAATACGACATCCACCTCGAGACGCCGTGGCCCGAGCTCTACGCTGACCTCGACATCAAGTTCATCCGCGGCGGACACAAGCTGCGCACGCAGCAGAAGAACATGGCGCGGCAGCGGGCGGATCTCTGGTCGCGACCGCGTGTGCCGATGCGCGAGGTCAGGGTCGGATATGGCGCCAGCCTGGCGACGACTTCGATTGTCAATGCGCTGGAATGCCGATGGGCGCCGCTGAAAGTCGCCTTCGATCCGGCGCTGTTCGATCTGCCCGATATGGGGCCTTCGCCGGTCAAGCCTGATCGCCCGATCGCGGTGGTGCGGCCGGTGACGGTGCGCAGCGAATGGCGCAACGAGGCGCGCAACCCGCAGCCGGAATACATCGCGGACCTAGCCCGCGAACTGATGGCGACGCACACCGTGATCGCGGTCGCCGACATCGCGCCGGGCGAGGAATGGGCAGTGGGCGAGCTGCCGCCGGCGCATCGTTACTTCGTGTTCGGCGAGCTCGCGGTGCGCGAGCTGCTCGCGCTGGTGCGCGACGCCGACATCGTCATCGGCGGCGTCGGCTGGGTCGTCCCGGCCGGGCTCGCGCTCAAGGTCAACACCTTCGTGGTGCTGGGCGGCCACGGCGGCCACAACGCGCCCGCCAAGATCACCGACCCGCGGCTCGATCTCAGCCGGATCGGCTTCGCCCTACCGGAGAACTTCTGTCAATGCACGAACATGCTGCACAACTGCGACAAGAGGATCGCGGACCCGATCAGTCAGTTTTCCCGCTGGTGGCGCAGTTCGCGCGCCGCAGCCTGACCTGGTGGCCCGAGCTCGGCATCGGCTATTACCCGGTCGAGGCCGCGCTGGTACCCTACGATCAGGACTATTTCGACAGCTTCGATCGCAACGCCCAGACCGACCTCGGACGCGCGCTGATGCAGGCGCGCTGCAACTTCGTCGAGCAGCATTACCGCGGCACGCTGGTCGATGTCGGCATCGGCTCGGGCGCGTTCATCGATCTGCGGCGCGAGCGCGGGCGCACGACCTACGGCTTCGACGTCAACCCGGCCGGCATCGCTTGGCTCGAGCAGCGCAAACTGCAGGTCGATCCCTATCTTGTTCTGTCCGATGCGGTCTCGCTGTGGGACGTGCTCGAGCACATCCCGGACTTCCAGCCGCTACTCGGCAATGTGCGCGAGTGGCTATTTCTCTCGCTGCCGATCTTCCGCGACGCCGCGCATGTGCTGCAGAGCAAGCATTTCAAGCCGGACGAGCATTGCTGGTACTTCACCCGCGAGGGGCTGGTGGTCGCCATGAACCTGTGCGGCTTTGCGCTGGTGTCGGAAAGCAATGTCGAGACCGAGCTCGGCCGCGAGGACATCGGCACATTTGCGTTCCGGCGGGAATGGCGATGATCGACTACAGCGCGGATCTCTATGACCCGGTCTATGACGCGATCGGCGTGCCGGCGACGCTGACCGCGGCCGGAACCGCGGGTGAGGTCGCGTTCACCGTGATCGACGAGACCCGGCGGAAGACCCAGACCAGCGGCAGCGTGGAAGTGCGCAGCGTCGGGCCTGGCGCTTATGCCCGCATCCCCGAGCTCGACGGCAAAGGCATTGCGCGCGAGCTTTACAAAGGATCGGTGCTGACGTTTAACGGCCGCAGTTGGACAGTGCGATCCTATGAATTGACCGGCAGTCCGAACGGTGAAGACCTCGGCGAGGTGCTGTTCCTGCTGAAGGCGATCGAGTCGACCGATGGTTGACGTTCGCGAGGACATCCTGGCGCGGCTGCTCGAGGTGGTCGCCGCCATTCCAAACATGCGCTCGGTGCATCGCAACAACATTGACCTCATTGAGGCTGAGTTGCCTGCGGTAATCGTGCTCGACGGCGACGAGGAATCCGATGGCGCGAGCGACGTGTCAATGAAGCAATCGCATCGGCCTTACAACGTACAGATGACGCCCGGTATCGTTGTCCAGGTGCAAGATGACAACGTCGTGCTCGGCTCGATCGTCACTACCTTTCGCCGCGAGCTGATCAAGCGGGTGCTGACCGACACCGAACTCGAGCAGATCGTGAAGACCGGGCGGTACGGCAACGGCGCAATCCGCTATCTCGGATGTCAGACCGATGTCGGATGGACGCGCACGGGATATGCAGCCTTAACTGCGCAGTTCATGTTCAAGTACTCGCTCAAGCCCGACGATCTCTAGAAAGGAGAGCACCACCATGCCCACGTCACCCAGCGTCCAGAATTATCACATCGGCAAAGGTATTGTTTCCTTCAAGGAAACTGGCTCCGCAACCTTCGTCGATCTCGGCAATGCGCCATCGTTCGTCTACACGCCCAACGTCGAGAAGAAAGAGCACTTTTCCTCGCGCGAGGGAATCAAGACCAAGGATTTCACCGCGATCACCCAGATCAGCGCAACGATCAAAGTCACGCTGGACGAAATCACACCCGAGAACCTCGCAATGTTTGCGCTGGGGGATTTGGCCAGCGATGGCACCATAACAGGACTGACGAAGGCCGAGTTCACCGGCACGCTCAAAGTCATCGGCACCAACGACATCGGCCAGCATGTTGGCTGGACTGGCGATATATCGTTCGTGCCTTCTGGCGACTTCAGCTTCATCACTGACAGTGATGACTTTTCGACGCTCGAGCTGGAGGCCGAAGTGCAGAAAGCCGTTGATGGTTCGTTCGGCATCTGGACGGTCGAAGAGCCAACGGCGTGAGGTAATTCATGGCAGACCTTCTGGACATTGCGCCTTCGACGGCTTGCGAGGTCGTCAAGATCGACGGCACGCGCGTGATCGTGCGGGGTGTTTCCGTCGATGCCATCGCATCCATTGTTGCCCGATTTCCCGAGTTGAAATCGCTTGTCAATGGCGAGGGTGGCGATATCGTTTCGCGTCTGATTGCGGGATGCGGCGCTGCAGTTGGGCCGATCATCGCGGCCGGGGTTGGGCATCTCGGTGATGAAAAATATGAGCAATTTGCGGCGAAACTCTTACCCGAACATCAGCTTAAATTTCTACGGGCAATCTTCGGACTAACATTCCCAAACGGGATCAGCTCCTTCGTGCAGGAATTGACGAACCTGATCGGCGGAGCCAACGAAACAGCAAAAGTCGTCAAAGTACGCTTGAGGCGCTCGCGCTCAATCTCACCGCCCTCGTCCGACGAGGTTTCCCACCAGACTATGTAATGACGCTGACGCCGCGGCAGGTCGCGGCCTATCTCGAATTCAGTGACAAGATCGACAGTATCGAACGCGAATACGATCTGATGATCACTGCGGTCGGAGCGCAGGGGGATGACGAGACGATCGCGAAGCTGCGCAAGGAAATCAATCGATGAAGTTGGAGGTCAACGTCGACCAGTCGGCCTTGCTCAAGCTGGTCCGTGACAAGCAACGGCCGATCGCGGCGGCTGCGGTTGCGGCGTTGCGCGAGACCGCCGCCAATGCAGTCGAAGAAGGGCGCCGCAACATCGCGGGCGCCGGCAAATTCGGGCCGAAGTGGCAGCAAGGTTTGCAATTTCGGATGCAAAAGACAGCAGGCGGCGAGCCGTCGGCCATCATCTTCCATAAGTTCGGCTTCGCCGGCGTGTTCGAGCACGGCGCGACGATTGCTGGCAAACCGTTGCTGTGGATACCAACCACAGCCGGCGGGCCGCGGGCCAGCCGATCAGGAAAGAAACTGGTCTCGGCCACGGTGCGCGGCAAGCCGATGCTGTTCGACGCCAATGATCGCGACCGCGACCGCAAGCCGCTCTATATCGGCGTGCCGTCCGTGCGCATCCCGAAGAAGTGGCGCATCACCGAAATCGTCGAGCAACAGGCGGCGAAGATCGCCGATTTGTTTCGCAAATATCTCAAAGACACATAGCAGGCCATGGCAGAGAAAATTTCGGTCCAGATCGCGCTCGAGGGCGGCGATCAGGTTCAGAAGCAACTCATCGATGTCGGCAAGGCCGGCGAGACGATGGCGGCTGGAATCAGCCAGGCCGGTGAGGCCAGCCAGACGACGTCATCGGGCTTCGATTCGCTAATCGAGGCGACAAACAAACTTACCGAGGCAACAAACAAAGCGACAGAGGCGCACTCGGCTCTTTCACTGGAGACGGTGAAGACCAGCGCGGAGATCACAAAGCTCGCTGCCGAGATCGGCTTGGCCGGCGTGGAGATCGTCCAAGCTGTCAGGCATCACAACACGCTAATCCAAACGCTTATCAAACTGGCAGGAATAACGAATACAACCGTCAAGGCCGTTTCGCTGCTCACACCGGAGCTGGCTTTGGTCGGGGTGACCATTGGCAGCACCGCGGCGGCTGTTGCCGCGGGAGCAGTTGCTTTCGAAGCCGCCGAGAAGGTGATGACGAAATTCGCTGCCAGTGACGAAAAGCTCAACAATACGTTGCAAACCTTGGCCGCTACTTCGGGCCAAAGTTTCGAAAAATTACAACAAGGCCAAGCGACCTTTGAGCAGATCGGCATCTCGGCCGAAACCTTCCGCGGCACCATCGCCAAGATCAACGAGACGCTGGCGGGCACTGACGTAAAAAATCTTACGACGGGCATGAAGGATATTGTTGCGCTCGTAAACCAGATCGCAGCAGGAAATAAGAACATCACATTTGCTGATTGGGTGACCGCCGAGGACAAGATCAAGGGCGTTTCCATCGCCATGAAGCAGGCGGCGGACGCGGGCAAGAACGCAACACAGGTGCTGCTCGAGTTTCTCCGCAACGCCGATCTGGCGACCTCTATCAAGGTCGGCGCAGCGTTCGGTCTTTCCGAGGCTGACGTTGATCGCGTCCGTCGGCTCAAGGGAGATATCAGCGATCTGATCCAGAGAATACAAGGCGCCGGGGTTCTGATCAGCCCGGAGTCTGCCGCCGCCTTTGATGCGATGCGCACCAGCATCCAGAACGCCGACAGTGCGTGGGTTAGGTTCAAGCAATCTCTGGACAGCACGGTATTTACAACCCTGGCCGCGAATTTCAGCGCGATCATGAATGATATGAAAGCGGCGGCACTGAATGGTGCTGCCGCGATTGTCGAGGCGTTGAATCAGGCTGGACGAACGTTTGCGACGCCGCCGCCTGAATTTACCGCTGTGCTGACGGCTGCCGGCCAGCAACTGCGGAACGCAGTATCAGGACTCAATACCATAGTCGCCGAACTCGTCGGCGGGGCGATGCAGCGGGCGGGGTTTTCGGCAGAACAGATCCAGGCGGTCAAGGATCAAATCAACGGGGTAGCTACGGCGGCCCAGTCGGCTAAGCAAGCGGTGCAAGAATCTGGAGTGATGTTCACGCAGTGGGGAACTGTGGCCAGCCAGGGCGCCAACACGGCGCAGGCCGCGGTGCAAGAAACTGCGACGATGTTCACATCGTTTGGGACCGTGGCGAGCCAGTCTGCCGACCAGGCGAAGCAGTCGATGGAACAGGCTGCGGGGGGCGCCACGACGCTTGGGACAGCAATTCAGGGAGGGTCCGACAAAGTTGGCGAGCTTGCCTCCAAGATCGCCGGCATCACTTGGGACAGCATCTCGAGCGTCGGCGTGGCCGCATGGAACGCGCTGACCGGCGCGATCCAGGGCGCCATCGACAAACTGCTGACGTTCATCGGGCTCAAGCCGTCGGGTCCGGCAACGGGCGAGGGCGCTCCTGGCAAGGCGGCCGGCGGACTACTCGGTGGGCGTGGCACTGGCACGTCCGACAGCAATCTGGCCTGGGTGTCGCGCGGCGAATACATCACCCCGGCGCGGGCAGTGGCACAGCCTGGCGTATTGGGATTCCTCGAGGCGCTGCGCCGCTCGGGTGGCAACCTCAGCCGGCTGCTCGACGGCATGGGGCGGTTTGCGCTCGGCGGGATGGTGCCGCGGATGCCGGCGTTTGCTGCCGGTGGCCTCGCTGGCGGCAGCAACGTCACCATCCAGTTCCCCGGCCTGCCGGCGATCAGCGGCCTGCGCGCCTCGTCCGATGTCGTCGACCAGTTGCACCGGGCGGCGGCGCTGGCGCAGGTCCGTTCGGGTGGCCGCAAGCCAAGCCGGTATTCCTGAGATGGCGCATCCGCCCTACACGCTGCTCGCGATCGACAACATCGATTTCAG